CCTCATGGCTGCAAAAAATCCTTTAGTTATGAGTTATACAAATGCAGGCGATTCTGCAAGTTTGGTGCTGAATTCTTTTAGAGAAAGAGCATTGGCCACAATCGCGGGAAACAATGACGACATTGGATATTTTGAATGGTCAGCACCAAGTGACGAAATCAGCATTGAAAATGCAAAATGGTCAAACCCCGCAATGGGCATCACAATTCACCCTGACAATTTGCGCGCCGTTTTCAATGACCCACCTGATGTCGTAATGACTGAAGTGTTGTGCCGTTGGGTGGTGGCAATATCTTCAGCGGTTGACACTGCCAGTTGGGGCAATTGCCTGGACAAGTCAGTTGACCTGGATATTGAAAAAACAACCTGGTTGGCAATTGACCTATCACCTGACCGAAAGCACGCGGCATTGGTGGCAGCCCAAAAACTTGGGGACGAATCATTTGTGGTCAAATTGCTGCACACCTGGAAAAATGATTTGCAATTGGACGATAAGGCCATTGCCAACGATTTGGCAGACTACGCCCGCAAATATCCAGTGGAGCAGGTTCTACCACTCCGAATTGACCCAACAAGTTTTGGCAACCGTTCAATTAAAGCGTGGGGACGGCGGGTGGGTTATCGGAAGGCGTGCCAGCGGTCAAATTGTGTGCGCGGCCGTGGCCGTCAGTCTCGTTTCCCACTTTGCGACACGCCAAGACAATGATTTGGACATTATGGTTGGTTAGGTGTAAAACCTTGCGAAAATTCGGGCATGAGTTTCTTTGATTTGCTAGTGCCGCGCAAGGTTGATGCTGCCGTTCCAGCTGAAGTTGATGCGGCTTCTTTAGCACCGTACTTCCAGGAACAGGGACAAATGTTTTTCGCGGGCATTGCTACGGCAACGCGTGCGGAAGCCATGAGCGTTCCTACTTGTGCGCGTGCTTTGGGAATTATTCAAACGGTTGCATCACTACCAATGCACACAAGAAATGAAGCAACAGGCGAAAAAGTTTCACAACCTCGCGTAATTAACCAGCCCGACCCAAGAATTCCAGGCGCAACATTTTGGTCATGGATTCTTTCAGATTTATTTTTCCACCCTTCCGCTTATGCCTGGGTAATGGAGCGATATGCCGATACGGGAAAAATTCGCGCAATGGAACGTGTTGCACCTGAACGCGTAACAATTCAAACAAATTTGCTTGGAACAGAAATCATTTCATATCAAATTGACGGTTCATACGTTGATGCATCAAATTTGGTCGTTTTCGCCGGAACACAAGAAGGTTTGCTATCGCGTGCAGGTCGCACAATTCGTGCAGCCGCGGCATTGGAAAAGGCTGCAATGAATTTTGCAGTTGAACCAATTCCACAAATGGTTTTGAAATCAAATGGAACATCATTGCCAGCCGACCGCGTTGCAAAATTGTTAAGTGCCTGGAAATCAGCGCGTGCGTCTAAAAGTACGGCATTTTTAAATGCTGATGTCACGTTGGAAACTTTAGGCTTTGACCCTAAGAGCATTCAGCTAAATGAGGCCAGAAATTACGTCGCGCTGGAACTTAGCAGGGCTTGTGGACTTCCGGCCTATTTCACCGATTCACAACAATCAAGTTTCACATACTCGAACGCCTTAGACAAAAGGCGTGATTTGGTGGACTTTGCTTTTAGAAATTACATGTCAATTATTGAACAACGCCTTTCATTCCAGGATTTTACTCCCGCTGGAAATCGTGTGTCGTTTGACCTTGATGATTTCTTGCGTGGCAATCCTTATGAGCGTGCGCAAGTTTATGAAATTTTAAACCGCATTGGCGCAATGAGCGTTGATGAAATTCGTGAGGAAGAAGATATGCTGCTATGAAAAAAGTAATCACACCAATGACAATCACCGCGGCTGATTCCAACAGTCGCACGATTAGTGGCCGAATTGTGACGTTTAACGAAACCGGCAATGCATCAATCGGCAAAGTCCAATTTGCACAAGGTTCAATTGATGCAACACCAGTTTTGCTTAACCTCGAACATGACCGAACACGCAGAATTGGCAAAACACTGAGCATTGAAACGACTGAATTTGGAATTGAAGCGACTTTCAAAATTGCAAACACAACTGCTGGGACTGATGCACTTGTTGAAGCCCAAGAAGGTTTGCGTGACGGTTTTAGCGTTGAAGTTGCTTATGACGAATATGAAACACTGAAAGACGGAACCGTTCGCATTTTAAAAGGCGAATTGTCAGGCGTTGCACTTACAAGCGAACCCGCTATTCGAAGCGCGCGTGTGACTGAAGTGGCCGCAACAACGGCTGATGAAGAAAACAATGAACAAGTTTCTGACTCAACAATTGGGACAGAAGAAACAACAACAACAGAAGGAGACGAAGTGGACAACACCGTCACACAAGCGGAAGCCGTTGAGACGGTAGAAGCCGCACAGTCAATCACCGCTGCTGCAAAACCAGCAATCGGGGGCACATTTACAAAGCCACGCATTGAGTTAACTGCTGCAAAGTATCTTGAAAACAAGGTTCTTGCTGCACTAGGAAGCGAAGATGCACGCCAATATCTTATGGCAGCAGATAACAACACAACAGATTCAGCTGGACTTGTTCCAACACGTCAGTTGTCAGAAGTTATCAACGGCCTATCAACAACAGTTCGTCCAAGCATTGAAGCAATTTCCCGTGGAACATTGCCTGACGCTGGAATGACTTTTGAGATTCCAAAAATTACAGTTGTGCCAACAGTTGCACAGACAAACGAAGGTTCAGGATTTTCTGACACCAACATGGAATCAGATTTTGTTTCAGTTCCAGTGAAGAAATTCGCAGGGCAACAAAATTTCACCGTTGAATTGCTCACACGCACTTCACCACTTTTTTATGATGAATTGCTTCGTAACATGGTTGCGGCAATGGCTGCTGCTCAAAACGCATACGTTTCATCAATTCTTGTTGCAAACGCAACAATTGACGGAACAACTTTAGCTGCTGCACCAACTGCTGCTGAATTGCTTTCATTTGTTTCACGCGGTGCTGCAAGTGTTTATTCAAACACAACAGGCTTTGCGCGCAACATCATCATGGGTCAACCCAATGGGCAAACGCAATGGCACTAAACGATAACGGCCGACCAATATATGTGGCTTCACAACCTCAGAATGCTGGCGGCGCAATTCGTCCGGATTCATTGCGTGGAAACATTGCTGGCCTTGATTTGTACGCTGACTTTGGCGCACCACAAGGAACAGATGACGGTTCAATGATTATCGTCAACCCAAGTGCTTACACATGGTATGAAGGCAACAACTATCAACTCCGCGCTGAGTCAACTGCTGACGGTTCAATCAATGTCGGTGTTTATTCATTCGGTGCTTGTGCAATCAAACTTGCTGGTGGAGCATTCCGCAACAACAAGTAAAAAACTAATCATGCGCCGTGGTCACTCCCGAACGCGGCGCAGCAGACGAAAGGGACGGAAATGCCAAGTATTGTTTCAACCGCGCAATTGCGCAGCATTCTTGGCGTTTCCGTTTCCCTATATCCTGACAGTTACCTGGACGAAATAATCAACACCGCTGAAGCGGTCATTTTGCCAATGTTGGTTTCAAATTCAAACGCAATCAATGCCTATGAATTGACAGACAATGTGGCGATTTACTACACCCAACGCGAACACCATTTTGTTGCTGGTCAATCAATAATCGTAACGGGATTACCCGCACCTTTCAGCGTTGCGCGACATTATCCCAACAGGCACGGCCACACTTTCAGGTTATTCTGCCGTTGATATTTATGCCAATTCGCCACCTATTGAATCAGCCATTTTGGCAGTCAGCGTTGAAGTCTTTCAATCACGCGTGGCCGCTGGTGGAGAAATTCAGGGCGTAGATTTTGCCAGCACGCCTTATCGCATGGGCAGAAGTTTGACCAACCGTGTCAGCACATTACTTCAACCGTTTCTTGATGTCGAAACGATTTGTCAATGACCGCATCAACAATTGCTGACACCCGCGCTGCACTAGCCAATTCATTTTCGGCTTTAGCTGCCAATGTTTATTCTTCAGTGCCTGAATCACCAATTCCACCAGCAATTGTGGTCGTTCCTGATTCACCTTACATGGAAGTTGTGTTAATCGGTAAGGCACAAACCAAAGTCAAACTTAACTTTGCAATCACGGCAATTGTTTCATCAAATAGCAATGCAGGTTCATTAGATAACCTTGAAAAACTAATAATCGGAATTCTTGCGGTTGGGCAATCCCCAATGCTGGTCGCTGACATCAATGTTTCAACCTATTACACACAGACAATCTAAGGAGAAAAAATGGCCACCACAGTAATAACTGGGAGAGATGTCACCTTTACCATTGGTGGCAACAATTTTGACGCTCAGGCAACTTCAGCAGTGCTTTCAAACTCACCAACAATGGTTCGTTATCAAACACTTGACGGCGTAGTCAATCGCCACATTGATGATGAATGGACTTTTGCCGTTGACATGTTAGCCGACTGGGGCGCATCACCTTCATTGTGCGAGACACTTTGGGGCGTTACCGAATCAGCACCAAACACAGGCGTGACAACAGTGTTGACCGCAGCAAGCGGTGCAGTGTTCACATTCCAGGTGCTTCCAGTGTTCCCAAGTGCAGGCGGTTCAGCACCTGATGCACAGACCGTCACAATGTCATTTGTTGTCATTGGAACACCAGCAGAAAACTTCAGCTAAAACTAACAATCGGGAGACAAAATGAAACTACCAATCACAGTTGAATTCAATTCGGGCGAGTCAGCCACTTATGTGGCTGCTCCACCTGAGTGGGTCAAATGGGAAAAGCAAACAGGTCACACGATTAGTCAGGCACAAGAAAAAATCGGTATATCCGATTTAGTGTTTTTGGCTTATCACGCTATGAAGCGGGAAGCCGCTGGAAAGCCAGTAAAGCCAATTGAAGCATGGACTGAAACCATTGCTGACGTGGTAGTTGGTGAGGCAGACCCAAAAGTTATGAAGTCGGAAGCCTAAGCAGAATCATTTGGGAATTGGTCATTGCGACTGGATTACCCAAATCAGAATTTGAATCGGCTGAGGACATTTTGACCGCAATCGAAATTTTGGAGAGGCGCAATGGCTGAAGATGCAGTTGCCTACGATAAGGCAGAATTGCGTGCAGTCATTCGCGCTTTCAAAGTCATGGACGAAGATTCTATTGCCGCTGCCAAAACCCAATCCAGCGCGTTGGCAGATTATCTTCAGAAAAAGATTCAATCAAAAGCGCGTGAAATCAGGTCAAACAAAGTTGCAACCCGAATTGCTGACGGTTCTACGGTGAGCAAATCGTCTAAAATTGGTGAAATTTCATACAAGCAATTTCCAGTGTGGTCAGGTCGGGAAGGTCGCGGTTCCCGTGGCTGGTTTATTTATCCAACCTTGCGCGCCGAACAACCATATTTGGTGCGAGAGTGGGAAAATGGCTTTGACCAAATCTTGAAAGAATGGGACAGATAAATGGCTGGAAGTAGAACGCTCAAACTCGCGTTACTCGCAGACATTGCTGATTTCTCAAAAAACATCAATTCTGCTGGAACCCAAAGCAAGACCCTGGGCGACCAATTTGAAGATTTTGGTAAAAGAGCAGCCCTGGCATTTGCCGCGGCTGCTGCTGCCATTGGCGCTTACGCTGCCGCCGCAATTAAGAATGCAGCAGCTGATGAAGCCGCACAACGCAATCTTGCACTGACAATTGAAAACACAACAACTGCAACTTCAAAACAAATTGCAGGCGTTGAGGATTACATCAGCAAAACATCACTTGCAATTGGAATCACTGACGACCAATTGCGACCAGCATTTGGCCGTTTAGTTCGTTCAACAAAAGATGTTGAAGAAGCACAAAGGTTGTTGAATCTTGCACTTGATATTAGTTCGGCGACCGGGAAACCACTGGAAGCGGTGGCAAATGCGTTAGGCAAAGCCTATGACGGGAACCTGACTTCACTGAGCAAATTGGGTTTAGGACTTGACCAATCAATTTTAAAGTCAAAAGATTTTGATTTAGTTTTTCAATCACTGACTGGGACATTTGGTGGATTTGCTGAGAATGAAGCACAAAGCACGGAAAAAGCATTTGCACGCATCAAAATTGCCAGTGATGAAGTTCAGGAACAAATTGGAACCGCATTGCTTCCATTAATTCAAGAATTGACGGCATTTATTTTGACTGATGTTGTGCCAGTCATTCAACAATTTGTGAATGGCTTAACGGGTGTCGGTGGGCTTGAAGAAGGTTTGACCGATTCAGAAACAAGCGCACTTGCATGGGGTAAACGTATTAGAAGT